GGCTGAACCAGTGCGACTCGTCCGCCGGTCGGGTTCCCAGGGCCACCATGCGACTGCCCGGCAACTTGCCGAGGCCGGTACGCAAGGCGGCCAGCATCCGGTCCATTTTGGCCGGTTCCCATTGCGCCGGTTCGTCGGCCAGGACTAGCACCGGTGCCAGGCCGTGGGCGCGCCGCGGGTCCGAACCAATGCAGCGCACCTTGGCCCCCGTCCGCTTGCACTGAATGAGCGCGTTGTTGGCCGAGTCCTGTATCCGGTAGTCGCGCCGCGGGGGATCGACGAATCCCAGGACGTGCTCGAAGGCTACCCGGGCCTGCTGGAATGAGCTGGCCACAATGACGGTCTCCCCCCGCCGTTGACGCAAGGGGCCGTTCAGGGCCGCCGAGGCCACCGCGCTAACCAGCGTGGTTTTCCCGTTGCCCCGGGCAATCGACAGGGCCGCCGTCTGGATTCCGGGCCGAACGATGGCCCGCAGAAACCGCCGCTCCCAGGGGTACAGCTCGAGCGGTTGGCCAACGCCCTCCCCCTGTGTGGCCAGCAACCCCCCCAGGTAGCCTTCCAGGGCCTCAAAACGGGTCATGTGTGCCTTCGTGCCTGCCCTCCGGCGGTGTAGCCCCTCCCGCGACTTCCCGCAAACAGGGGTCCCCCAAGGGCTAGTCGGGCCGGTATTGCTGCCCGCGCGGCAGCCGGCCGGTGGCCAAGATAGGCGCGCACCAATCAATGCTGTCAACCACGCCAAGACGCTCGGCCTCAGCGCGTGCCTTGGCCCGGTCAACACGTTCATTGCCGTCTGCCTCAGCTTCGGGCACCAACAGGATCGGTTCCTGCTGCGCTGAACCAACCGCATAGACGGTATGGCACAGCGGTTCCGAGGCGTGTTCGCCGCCTGCCCACGGGCCGTAGCGCAAGGTCATCTTGGATTCGGTCATGTTGCCCTCCTATGGGCTTGGTTCGGGTAGGTTCGCTGCCGACGTTCGCGCCGGCATATGACGCACTGGCCATCCTTGCACGGGCAGCGGTACGCCGGCTTGGGCTTGGGCCGTGGCCCGCGCACGTGGCCCAGGTCAACCCATACATCGAACCGCTGCTTGGTCATTGCATCCGCTCTACCTCTGTCATGGTCCTACTCCGTGGGGTTGTCTCGGTCCCAGGCAGCCAAGGCGGCCAAGGCCTGGTTGCGTAGTTGATTATGCAAGTCGGCCATCTGCCGCTCCGTGGGACGGCGGTTGCGTGGCCGTGGTTCTCCCCCTGTAACCCCCTCTCCCTTTTCGGATACCGCGGCCGGCTTGGGATCAGACACACGGGAACCTTGGGAAAGGGGAAGGGAAGGGGGATCATCTTGTATTGGTTCATTGGTACGGACACTGCATTGGTTCGTGTATACCAACGAACCTTCGGCAACGGCCTGTTTCTTCACGTAGCTTACGGTCTGTTGACTGACTCCGAAGTGCAGGGCTACATCGGCTTGCGTATGCCCCTCGTTCAGCATGGCCATGATGGCCTCGTTCCGTTCGCTTACCTTGCGCCGGCGCGCCTTGCCGGACTTGCGGCCCAATGCGGCCTGCTTGTTGATGAACGACATCTGATGGCCCTCCCGCTTCCACCGTTCCCGGTAGCGTTCGACTGACTTGGCGATCCCGATCAGCTCCCTATCGCCCAGGGCAGGGTCCAATTCCGTGTTAAGTTGGCGAATGTAGTCCAGGACTGGCGGGTACTCCCCGGCCTGCATCCTGTGGCCTGCCCACTTGCAGGCTTGTTCAAACAACAGGCAGTTGCGCCCGCCTTCGGTGACGGGCTTGGCCGGCATCCGCCAGCCCTTCGGTATCGGTTCGGCCAGCTCGGCCAGCGTGTAGGCATCCTCTCGAACCCAGGCCGTGCGGAACCCGCCGGGCTGCAGCGCGTGCGTGGCCGGCATGGGGTTGTGGGCCGTCAGTCCGTTGTAGCCGCGGTCCGCGCCCGCGGTGATGGCCAGGTACTCGCTTACCCGGGCGAAGTAGCGCAACGGTGTCTGCCTGGCTGTTGCGCCGCGGTGTACCGGCCTGGCCAGCGTGTAGACGGCGTGGGCATGGCCGTTGGCCAGCCGTTCAACAGTCCAGTTGGGTTCCGGCAGGTGGCCGCCCAGGATTCGGTCCCACAGGCCCTCTAGGGCAGTCTCCCGGTCCAAGTCCAGGATCACGCATGGCCAGGCGGTTTCGGATCGCAGTTCGATTTCCGAGTAGTCCCACGCCTTGGAGGCAGGCACGCGGAACAGGGACATGCCGCCGTCCGGTCGCTTGCCCCTGCTGACATACGGCCAGCTGTGGGCCTCGGTCAGGCCGTGAGTGCGGACGCGCGCCGGCGTAAAGACAATCCCGGGCAGTGTCGGTTGGCCCGGGTCTCGTATTCGGTTGTTGAGCATGGGCGTGTTGGTGTGGGATCCGGGGTTCTAAGTCGGATCGGGCTGTGAAGGCCCCCATGATAGCAAAAGGCCGCCGGACACCAACACGTAACCGACGGCCTTGCTTATTGTCGTTCGGGCTACTTAGAACCCGCCCCAACGGCAACCCTGATTGTACCCCCACGCGGTGGCTGCACCAGGAACCGGGATTATACCAATCCTTGCCTGTCTGCGTCAAGTATGTAGAACATTACTGCACCAATGTCACGCGCCGTCCGGTTCCATCAGGCCGGCCAGGGCCGCCGCCTTGGCCACGTCCATCCCGCCCTTGACTAGCGACTGGAAGGCCCGGGCGCGTCCGGCCAGGTCCGCGGCGTACAGGCCCTCGAAGGTCAGCCGGATGTCGGACTCCAGTTTCTCGGACAGTTCCGCCGCGGCCAGGTCGGCCAGCGGGCTTAGGGTTCCGTGCAGAAACCGCCTGTAGCTCTCCCGCTGCGCGGTGCCATCCCCGTCGCTGAACAGGGAACGAGGCACACCGCACGCGTCGAACACCGCCTGATCCGCCTGCATCCGCAGCTGAACCAGGTTGCCGTCCGGCATGGCGCCGAACCGCTTGGTAACCCAATCCTGCCCGGGCCCGCGCCGCTGGCCGTCCTGATCCCAACCGGTGGCCATCGACTCGACAAACAGGATGGCCCCGCCCGCGGTCTTGATGTCGGACTTCAGGCCCTCTACCGAATCATCGTTGCCGTCCGTGCCAGGCAACGGCAGGAGGCTGCCCCGCGGGCCGCCGGTTTCGTCGGCCAGCATGTCGTTCGCATTGGCGGCCAGCCGTCCGGCCAGGTTGGCCACCTGCAACGGCCCCAGGCCCTCCCACGGGCGATCCGGACGCACGGCATACCGGAAGTGCAACACCCCGCTCGCCGGCAGCGTCCGGGTATCGTGGCCGTTCGGGCCAACCAGGTCGCAGCGGTATTCCCAGGAGTCCGGACTTGGATCGCCGTACACGTCCCAGGTGCTTGCAGGCAGCAGATTCAGCCGCCCATTGGCCGTATCCAGGGCATAGACACATTCCCCGCACCGGATCAGTTCCCGCCCCACAGTGGCCAGGAAACCCGGTTGCAGGGCATCGGTGGCCGTGTCGGAACCCTGCACGTCCGCGGACGCAAAGCAGCGGCCCACCAGGCCGGCGCACGCCTCGAGCGCGCCGGTGTCCAGGACATCGCCTCCGGATTCCCCGGACTCCATGCGCCGGATCAGTTCGGCCACGGCCTCGGAGTAGAAACCGGACTGCCGGGTTTCCCGCCGCGGCTGCCAGGGCCATCGCCAGATCATCCGCCCATTGCCTCCCGTTGCAGCGTGTCTTGAATCTCCCGGACTACCGGGCCGTATTGCCGTCGAAACACTGCTTGGGCCATGCGGGGCATCGTCTGCCGTCCGGTCTGGCCGTTGGGGCCGGGGCCGGTCCAACGCACGTCCGGCGCGTAGTCAATCCCGGCCACCACCACCGACTCGCCGCGGGCAACGACCTGTAGCGACCGGCGCAAGGCCCCGGTTCGGAACGGTGCCAGCCGTTTTAACTGCGGCAGGACGCGCCGCCGAACCACGTCCGCGGCCACTTGGGCAAACAGTTCCGGATCGGACAGCCGGGCCGTGTAGTTGGCCAGGTCAATCCCCCGCGTGCTCCGAACCCGCACGCGCACGGTTGCGGCAGGCATCAGGCTTGCGTCTCAATGCACTGAATGGCCATGAACCGCCGCCGTTCGTCGCTGTCGTTCACGGCCTCGGGCTGCCAGACCTGCCCCAGGTCGTCGCGCACTTCGAGGCGGCGCAAGTCCAGGTTCTCCAGGACGGCCATCCAACGGATATTCCAGTTCACCACGCGGATCGGCAGGACATCACCGCCCGCAACCTGCCGCTCGCTGCTGCCCAGGCTCTCCCGGCGCGCCCAAACCGGATGTTCCTGCCAGTCGGCAACGTACTGGCCATCTTCGTTGCGCCCGCCCATGTCGACTCGGATGGTGATCGGTCTGTCCAGGCTAGGCATAGACGCTGACGCTCCCGGCGTGCATGGCATTGGCATCGTCGATCAGCATGTAAATCGAGTTGCCGACGCGTCCTACCAGGACATCCGCGTTGTCGCGAACCAGCTCATCCAAGATCAGGCCGTGTTCCGTGCGGACGGCCGGGTTGCCCGTTGTTGTGTCCTTGAGCTGGCCGTTGGCCACCGTGGGGATGTCCGCAACGCGGACGATTCCGAAGTCGCTCGGTCGATAGATGAATTTGCGGCCGTCAAGGAGTGTGACGGTGCTCTGGCCGGCCGAGAAGTACAGCAGTTCGGCACCGTCCGGGATGTCCAGGTTGGTATCCCGGAAACCCTTGGATCGCAGGTTGCCGGACGGACTGCTGGCCGTGGTGAAGTTCCAGGTTCCAACCAGCGACGGCGCGCGTGTACCGCCGCCGGCCTCCACTTGCGCGGCCACGTGTTCGGTCGCAATCAGGTCAAGCAGCTGGCGGGCGTTGGCATCCCCGGCTGTGCTGATTGTGGTCAGCCTGATACTTGCCCCTGCCGGCAGGAACCAGAAGGGGCCGGTTGCCGCATTGCGCGGGTCAGCAACAATGCTCACCGCCTTGCTCGTTGCATCCTGCTGAACCAGGAGCTGCATTGGGGAGGCCGTGTCGCCTCTGGTTCCCGTGAAACCGCTTGCGCCAAAGCGCGCCATGCCCACGGTTTGGCCCAGGGTCACTACCGAGTCGTCAATCAGGCCCTTCACGCTGTAGATGGCCAGGCCGCGAGCCGTGGTCCGGTTCAGCATGGTCCAGCCTGTGTACTCAACCAGAACCCAATTATGGGTAGTCGGTTCCGCCGACGTTAGCTGCAGTTTGGTCCGCTCATTGGATAGGACGTTGGTCGTGTCGGTCAGTGCCAGGGTCGCGCCCTCGGTCCAGCGCGTCTGCAGTTGGCCAAGCAGATCGGCCGTCAGGTCCTCCCGGGCCACGGAACCGGCCCCCAGGACGCGGCTGCGCGGCGCATAGACATCGAACCGGAACCCCGCAACGCTGCATTCGGTCGTGGCCGTCAGGCGGGCCGATACCGTGCGGCTGTCGTAGCCGCCTTCGTCGTTGCGCGGCAGTTCCACGGGCAGGAACAGATTCACTTCGTCATCGTCCGCGTCGAAGGGCACGCGGGCAAGCCGTGTATTGCCGGCCAGGATGTCCAGGTGGCCGGTGCCCACGTTGACATGCGCCGAGGCCGTCAGGTGGATCGGTCTGCCGTCCAGGATGTCGTCGAAGTCGGCCACGTCACTGGACAGATCGACGGACACGGTACGGTTGGTGAGGGCATTGACGGTACCGCCTGCCCACCGCCGGAACGTACCCCCGACGTACTGTTCCAGCTCGGCTTTCGACGGGGAATTGGACGCGGCGGCCAGGGCCGACGCGGAATCCGCCTTGGCCGTGGCCGCGTCGCTCGCGGCCGTGTCGACACGGGGTTTCAGTGCGGCAATGTCTTGGGCGTTCCGGTTCGCCTTCGCGTCCACGGCCACGGCCGGATCGATCTGCCAAACCAGAATGTCGTCGTCGAAGATCGGGGCCTTGTTGTCGCGACTGCCGGCCGCCGGGAAGTCCGGCAGGGCTGGCCGGGCAAGGGCCTGTTCCGCCTTGGCCAGGGCATCGGCCCCGGTGTCTGTCTGCCACTTCAGCGCGTCGGCATCGAACCGGGGAACCTTCTTGTCGCGACTGCCGGCTGCGGGAAACTCGGGCAGGTAGCGGCCCGATGGATCATTGCCCCGCGCCCAGGACGGAACGATGGCCTCCACCAGAGTCCGGAGCAGTGCGGCAGTCCAGCCCCGGATCGTGGTGGCCGCGCCCGCGGCCGCCTCTTGAGGGGTTGGCGGCATGAGTTGGTTCTGCTTGCCGGCCAGGGCCGCGGTGTTGGCATCCGCGGTCGCTTGGGCCGCGGCGGCTGCATCCCGCGCCGTCTGGTCGACTCCGCCCGTGGTGCCAGGTGTGCCAGGTGTGGCCGGCGTACCGGCTGCAGCCGACTCGGCCCCGGATGTACTGCCCGCCCGGCGTGTCCGGTACGGTGCCAGGATGGCCGCGGCCCCGGACTGGCGGATGGCCGAGGCCGGCCGCCCCGGAACCGTGGGCGCGTCGTACAGGAACCCAACCAGCCGAACGACGGCCTCATCCTCAACGGCCGTTGGCGCATCCGGGGCATAGTCGGCCACGGCCCGGGTTGCATAGGTCAGCAACCGCGTGAGTTCGGCGGTTTCCTGATCGGTGGCACCGATCCGCAGGGCCGTTCGCAGCTGCGCGACGGTTACAGCCATATGCGCCGCCTCGGGGTTGCCCCGGCCAGGTCGCGCGCCTCGGCCCGGGTTGTGGGGTAGGCCGGACGGCTAACCAGGCTGTACTCGAATACCGTCGCGTCCTCGATGTCGCGAATGAACACGCCCGGGTTGCCGGGTTCCGGTGTCAGCCGCTCCCGTCCGTTGGCCCCCACGCTGAACCCCGGGCTTATGCCCTTCATCACGCCGGATCGGACGCTGCGAACGGCATCCTCAACCCAGGACGGCCGATCAGCCGGTTCGGGCAGCTGCAATTCCAGGTACACCGCCTCCGGGGTATGCCGCACGTCCAGGTTGCCCGTCAGCATGTCACCCAGGGGCCGGTCGTAGGAATGGCCAACCAGGAAGTGCGTGTTGCGCTTGGCCAGGGCATCGCGCAGCTCGGCCTCCCGCGGGCCGACGGCCTGCCGGGCCTCGCCTTCCAGCTGCTCGCCAATGAGACGGGCCAGTTCCGCTTGCAGCTCCCGGAACCGCTCCACCTGCCAGGCGAAGGCCATCGGGCGTACGCGTTCCTTCCTCGAGGCCCGCCGGTTGTGAACCGTGGCCAGGACATCGTAGGGAAACTCGGCCGCCAGGACTTCGGCATCCTCAACCTGCCGGATTTCCAGGGACGCAGGCCAGATCCCCCGTTCGGTCATGCGACAAACTTCAGCCGTTGGAAGTGGCTTGCCCGGGGCAGTCCGAAGTTCCAGAAGTAGGACAGGGTTACGGCAACCTCGCCCTTGGCCGCATCGCTGTACGGATCGCGGATCAGGAGTCCGGAGTTCCATACCGGGGCCACGCCCGCGCCGGTGATGTTGCGGGTTCGCCCAATGAACGCCCCGAATTTGCCGCTTGTGGTGGCCGTGTCGATCTCGCCCCGGACGGTGTACATCAGGCCCGAGGCCCGGAGAAACTGGCCTACGGTCTGGTTCTCGGCTGCACTGTTGGCCACGGTCGAAGTCCACAGCTGATAACCGCCCACGGACGCAACCACGGCCAGATCCTCCAACCCGTTCGCGTGCTTGCCGTCCACCATGCCGCTGAACACGGCCAGGGTTTCCGGCCCCTTCACCTTGTCGGCCTGCTTCAGCGTGACTTCGGTGATTTGGGCCGTGGTCAGGCCCGTGATGTCGGCTGCGTCCGCATTGCTGCCGGGATCGGTGGCACCGGCATCCCCCAGGAAGATCGTGCGGTCGATCTTCTCGGTCATGGCACTGGCCAGGTCGCGGCGCAGCGCGTCCTCGAGGCCCGGCAGGCGCATCCGATCCTCTTCGTTGAACACGGCCCGGACGGCGGAACGGGTTGGCTTGAGTTCGGTTACGCCCACGGTCCAGGCGGCATCGCCCACGGCCTCGGAACGGCCCCGCTGCACGGGGTTCCCGCCCGCCGTGGTGACGGGGTAGGACGGAACGCCCGGGGATACGCTTGGCATGGTGATTCCCAGGCGCATGGCGGCCGTGTCGGCAAACAGACGGTCCAACCAGGTCTGTTGCTGCGTGGCCGATTCAGCGTCCGTGGTGGCCCGGGTTTCCACCGGTGCCAGCAGCTCGAGGGGGAACGCCCCGACTTCCCGCAAGTTCAGGTGTTGGTTGTACTCGGCCTCGGCCCCGTGCAACCCCCGCAGTTCCATCGCCGCGGTCACGTAGTTGGCCAGCTGGACTTGCCCTTGCAGCTGACGCAGTTCCCGCGTCTCGGCATCGGGTTCCTGCCGGGTTTCCCGTTCGGGTTCGGCATCCGCGCCGATGATGGCGGCCCGCTGGCGGGTTTCCAGGTCCGCGTACTCCGCGCTTAGGGTTTCGACTTCCTGCCGCTGTTCGTCCGTCAGGTCCTCAACCCCGGCCAGGTCGTTGAGTTTCTGACGGACTTCCGAGGCCCGCAGCTGGAGTCGCTGTAGCAGTGTCATGTCGGGGTTCCCCCTGAATAGCCGTATAACTGAAATTATGCTGCTATTAGTCTACATTGGGGCCGAAGGGAACCCGCGTACAGGTCCCGCATCGGCCTGTTTCGGGAACCCGGCCTAGGACACTCGGCAGGTCCGAATAGCCCCGTCAGAGGCCGGGAATCGGCCCGATTCGGGGCCGGGAAATGATTGCCCCCGGGGCAACCATTTGTCTCCCCGGGGGTGACAATAAATTGTCCGTCCGGGTCGGACAATTCACAGCAGCTCGGCCACCAGGCGATCCCAGGCCGTAGGCGGCCGCTTGCGTTCGCGCCTCGACTTGGCCACGTGGCAGGTCCTACAGAGGGATTGCAGGTTGGCCAGGTCATAGACGGCCCCCCCGCGGTGCAGGGGAACCCGATGGTCGACCTCGAGGCGGCCCGCCCGGCCGCACTGCCGGCAGCGGTATCCGTCTCGGTTCAGGACCTTCAGGCGGATACCGGCCCAACGCTTGCGGTCAACCGCCTGTTGAAAGCGCGACGGACGGGGCATTGCATCCCACCTATAGGAGGCCAACCCCGCCCGTCACGTGCGGCCATGATACAGGGCGCGGGGCCGTGTCGACTCTCCGGATCGCCCGCCTTCGGACACGGCCAGGATGGCGGCCGCCGCGGCATCGTCCCGCGCCCGGCTGAACCGCCCCCCCTGCCCCGCCTTCGCAAGCTTGCTGTTGCCGGCAGGGTCCTGCACCGTCCGGGCATTGCCCAACGCATGGCGCAACAGCAGGCTTACAGGCGGCCGTACCCGGTCGCTCAAACAGGCGGCCCGGAACAGCCGAACATCCTCCCCGCCGTCCTTGAATCCCTGCCCCCGTACCGACAGCTTGGCCCAGGGGAACCGCAACGCCTCGAGTACCTGCCGCAGCTCGGCCTCCCGCCAGCGGTCGCAGGCCAGGACGGCCGGATCGCCCCACCGGCCCCGCGCCGCCGTCAGCAAGGCCCCGATGTCCGATACCCGATCCCCTTCGATGATCAGCTCACGCCGGCTGGCCAGGGCCGTGTACACGCCGTGCGCCCGGTCTTTGCGCTCCCGTTCTTCCAGCGTGGGTTTCTCCGGGAAACAGGCCAGGGCCTCGAGGCGGCCCGTCCGTGGCCAGTAGCAGGCCACCGCGGACATGGCCGCACTGGTTCCCAGGTCAATCCCCCATGCCATCGGCCCGTCCGGATCGCCCGCCCCCAGGGCCTCGCAAGCCTGCCACGCCTCGGCTGCGATTAGGTTGCTGCTTGTGACGTCCGACGTCCCTTGGTTCAGACGCAAGGCCCGGAACGCGGCCAGTTCGGACTCCTCCCGCTTGGCCGCCTCGGCCTCGCCCCGGATGGTCGACTCCAGTTCCGGCATGAAGGCCAGGCTTGGGTTCGCCTTCAACCACGTGCGCTTGCGGAACGGGGGATCGTCCGGGCCCGCGGCGTGCAGCTGGCGGTAGTCCGCGCCGTCCGCAAGCCACCGGCTGAACCAGTGCGACTCGTCCGCCGGTCGGGTTCCCAGGGCCACCATGCGACTGCCCGGCAACTTGCCGAGGCCGGTACGCAAGGCGGCCAGCATCC